CCGAAGGAGTGATAATGCGAATTATCTCAATGCACAGATTGCCATGCCTATAATATTTAAAGGAGAAGCAATAGGGGTGTCTACTATTGATGATCTGTACAGGGGTGTGATTAGTTCAAACAGCAACATTAAAGGAGCATGGGCTTTGACTGAGGGCGCTGGGAACAAGTCTTACGATTTAAGTGGCAATAGCAATGACGGCACATTAAATGGGACATTAGCTGATATGTGGGCCAATACACAGGATTCAGTGCATTATAACATTCAATATGGGGTTAAAGAAATCGATGTTGGTATATACACGGACGTGTTGGTCCCATATCAGATTGACAAAACCGAAACCACCGTTGCCGGAGAAAGCAACGTGACCAAGTGTCCTGCTGGAAACCATATGTGTAGCATTGTTGAAACAAAGATCAAACAACCGGATAATGCAAGGCTAAAGGCTGCCGATACAGGGAACTTCTGGTACAGTGTTGGCGGTGTAGCTCAGGCGAAAAGTTATTCAGACATTGATGCAGAAACGGAAACGTACATTAGGTTTAGGCAGCAAGATCATTTCATTACAAACCTTAAATTTTTAAATGGAGCAAAATGTTTAATAAAGCAATAATACTGTTCTTCCTGTTGTTCCCAGCAATTTTGCATTCCCAAGAAGTTGTCCGGGACTTCATTGAGGTTAGCAAAAGTGTGCTAGAACAAGAAGTACCAAAACTCTTCCCTGACCGTGAGTGTAATGGACAGGTTAGAAAGATGAAAGATTACACAATGTTTTATTATGTGGATGGAGAGGATGTTTTTATGTTTGTTGGACATAGGGACTGTGATTGTAACGGTTCCGAGTACGTAAGAGATAGTTCTACCACGGTGTATGAAAAATTGATGTGGGAGGTTTATTTTTATGATGTTCAGAAGAAGAACATCTATAACAAGAGTAAAGCCCTTTCAAGGATAGATAAGAAGTACAAAAAACGAAGTTTGGAGGTTATAAGATGAGCTGGGCTATTGTATCAACCGTACTTTCTGCGGTAGTTATATTAGGAACTGTTATTGGAGCTTTTTATAGATTGGGAAAGCAGATAAGCAATCTTAGGAAAGATAATGAAGTGTTGAAAGTAACAATGGAAAAGTATGAGGTCGAGTTAGGAAAGTTGGAAGAGCGTTTTAAGGAAAAACTCGAAGACCAAGAAAAGGATTACGATTATAAGATAAGCACATTAGGCACTGCGTTGAACACGGCCAATGAGTTGTGGAGAGATTTTGTCAAGGAGGTCAGGCTGGAGTTGAAGAGAAAAGCCTCCGAAACAACAATGTACAAGATAAAGGATGGACTTGATAAAAAGTTCGACAAGTTAGAAGACAAGATGTCTGATTTAAGCACTTCCGTCCTTTCATTGGTCGGAGAAATTAGAACACAGAATTCTTCTGTTATTGACTTAGTCGGAGAAATTAGAAACCAAAACCAAAACAAATAAATATGGAAGTATTATTTTTACAAGGAATTACGGATTTCTTTAACAGCCCGATTGTGGCTTGGATTGTATCTATGGTCATTTTTATCGTTGTAGGGGGAGGCCTCGCACTGATTAAGAAGGTTGTCTCTAGCGGTAAGAGGACTTGGAAAGAAGGCAAAGAGGCTTTTGAAGCTCGTAAGAAAGCGGCTGCGGATGGACAAATCACAAGAGATGAACTCCTCGCAATCAAAAAAGAAGATGACGAGTTCTTCAATGAGTTACAAGTGTTTTTTGAAGACAGCACGAGTCTCTGGGCAGCTATCGTAAATCGAAAAAAGAAAAAGAAGTAATAACAATTAAAAACACCTAATCATGGAACAATTAAATTTACAAAGGCTTCCTCATGGAAGTATTGGTTCTTTCTATGAGACTTTCAGCAGAAAAGGACCGGCAAAACTTACGATTACCATAGAACAAGATAATGATTTGGATTGGGTAATGTATGTGCGCTTTAAGTTATGGGTTATATCATTCACCTTTAAAATCCCCCTCACAGGATTTTTAAAAGACATCAAGAAATGAGGACATTAATAGCTGGAATAGTAGCAATTTTATTTGCGTACCTGTTTGCTCGCTACGATGCATCAGCAATACAAGGAGAGATTGAACACTCCAGTAAGTTCTGGGCGTTTGCATTGCTTTTCTTAGTAATTTGGAGGTTAATGTGCAGCAAACGCCCTCGTCCTCATTTCATGGAGGTCAGGGCTTGCATGATAACATTTCTTACTGTGTATTGGATAACGTTTGATTTGTGTTTAAATCTATTGAGAGGTCTACCATGGCATTATGTAGGCACGTCTTCTTGGATAGATAAGTTTGGAGATTGGACGTTTGTCTTAAAGATCTTGCTCGTGTTCTTTTCATTTTGTTTTATTCATCATTATTACACACGTGTAAAAAGGAAAAAATATGTTTGACAACCTAATCAAAGTAGTTAAGTACTACGAAGGCTGTGAGTTAACAGCATACAAACCTACGGACGACCCAACAGAACCCTGGACCATTGGATACGGACACACAGGGCCAGAAGTTACGCAAGGAGTTACAATCACACAAGAACAAGCCGATCAGTATCTTGCGGAAGACGTACGTAAAAGGATTTGCCGTATAGATGCTTTGAATCTTGGTTTAAAAAATCAAGAGCTACAAGCGCTTGCAAGTTTTGTATACAATTTAGGCATGGGTAATTTTCTCTCCTCCACACTTCTGCGTTTTGTACGTGAAGGCAGGACGGATATGGTTGCCGTATCGGAAAACAGTTCTATGCGTAAGTTCTTACCAGATAATATCAAAGAATTACCCGCAATTCAGTGGGCCTTTCTAAATTGGATTAAAGATGCAGGCATCCCTTTAAGAGGGTTATATAGAAGAAGGTATACGGAATCCGTTCTCTACCTAGAAGACAAACTCATTTTCCCACCATTTATACCGGAGAAATAATGTTTATCTTAAGAAGAATAACTAGCGAAAATTACGAATGCCATCAAATCCTTGGACAGGAGTATGCTTTCATTTGTAAAGAAAGAAATGCAGAAGATTTCCAACAAGTTTTAGATAAGGCAGAATTTGAAATAAATGCACAAGAAAAGATATATGGTTTTATTAGTTATGAAAACGGAAGTAAAATACTTCCATTATACAAATCGTCTAATTATTTTATAATGACAAGTGACGGTTGGATATACTCTGATTTGACATACGATAAAGGATTTGTCAATCGACCAGGATATATGGAAGAAAAAACAGAAGATAAGAGATATGAATTACGTGAAAATGTTTTATCTGAGAATGTAGATAGTATGAAAACGGAAACAAAGCAATTCCCTTACATCCACAGACCGTCATTTGATGCGGAAATGATTAAAGAAAATAAGGAAAGAGATGCAGAGATTAATTAACATATTGGTTTTTAGGGGGTTATGTGGAGAAAGTTTGCAGAACTCCGGAAAACCCTCGCTCCGCTACCCAAAATTTTCATAAGGTAAATAATTTTATAATATATAATGTATGGAAAAGCGAAAGACAATAAAGGTGAACAGCAGTAATGGACAAGACCCTCGTGCTTTTACTCTGAATGAGATGCAACGTTATGCCAACACATTGGTGTCTAGGTCCGTTTTGTCTTCTACGTTAGGTATGCAGTTTGGTACGGACAGAGATATATATAAGACATTGGGGTATCCGCTTACACTTAATTACGACGATTACGCTGTCCGGTATCTTAGACAAGACATCGCTGCGGCAGTAATAAATCGTCCCATAAACGCTACCTGGACAGGCCCGGTAACGGTTACGGAGGTTGGAGACGAGGAACGCTTACAGAACGCATGGAAAGATTTAGATAAGACACTTCGGTTAAAATCCATGTTTAAGAGGTTGGATGTGTTGAGCAGTCTTGGAGGGTATGCTGTATTGTTGCTTGGGTTTAACGACGTGACTAATGCTGATGGGTGGAAACAACCGGTAAGAGGTAACAGAAAACTCGTTTACGTCAAGCCGTATAGTAAGAAACATGCCGTTATTGACTCATACGATAAGAATACCCGATCCAAGAGATATGGGTTACCCATTTATTACAGCATAACGAACCAGATTGGAGAGAACGCTTCTAATCTTGTGGTGCACCACTCCAGAGTACTACACGTAACAACGGAACTCATGGAGAATGATGTTGAAGGAATTCCGGTATTACAGAGAGTGTTTAACAGGTTAATGGATTTGGAAAAGATTGTTGGAGGGAGTGCTGAGATGTTTTGGAGAGGGGCTCGTCCAGGGTATGCTACGATTGCAGATAAGGATTATGAAATTGGTGCCGGTACAAAAGAAGCAATACAAGAGCAAATTACGGAGTATGAGCATGATCTACGCAGGATTCTGACAATGGAAGGTATGGACATCAAAGCTCTACAACAGCAATTGGCAGATCCTGCCAATTATGTAGATGCACAGATACAGATGATAAGTGCAATAACAGGTATTCCAAAACGTATTTTAACGGGTAGCGAACGTGGAGAGCTTGCGAGTAAGGATGATAAAACAACGTGGAACAGTTTGATCAAGACACGTAGGGAGGAGTATGCAGAGGATAACATTGTGATGCCTTTCGTTCAAAGGATGATGGATGCAGGTGTACTTCCAAAAGTAAAAGATTGGATGGTAGAATGGGAAGACTTATTTGCCTTGTCCATGAAAGAGCAGGTAGAGATTGGAAGAGACAGAGCTCAGTCAGTGAAAGATTTTGCTGCTAATCCTGTAGCAACTGATATCGTTCCACTGGAGACGTTTTACAGTGAAGTGCTTGGATTTACGGATGATGAGATAGAGAAGATAAAGGAATTGAGAGAACAGCAACAGTTGGAACTGGAAGAGGAAGAACGCTTGACGGAAGAGGAACAAGAAATCACACAAGAGGAACGGCAAGAAGAGGAATAGTCATATTTTATTAATCATATAAAATACTTACCATGGAAAAAAGAAACAAAGTTGGGATAATGGTATATTACAAAAAGCCACATTATGGAGATAGTGGTGTGGACATAGTACATGACATTGCGGCCTTCTGTGTGGAAGAGAAATCTCGGATGCTTAATATACGCAAGAGGGATGGCGATGAAATTTGCATTTCTCTAAATGAAATTTATAGGTATGATAAATTTTTACATTCTTAATTATGAAAGAATTATACAGAGAAGTACACGTTCATTATAATGATACAGTGTTCATGGGAGAAGTAGTAGGAGTTGATGTATTTGAAGATGTGCGGATTTTTCAGGTAGAAGTTAAATCAAATACACTTTTTATAAGAGAAGGAGGACGTACTGGAGATGTTAAGCATGGTGCAGTGGATACGTACATTCCAGTTGACAGAATCTACAAATATGAAGTTATTGAAGAGTACAGATGAGATGCACCTGCAACACATTAACCAATCATTACGACCCAACCAGGACCACTGGACTGCGTAATGCTTTTGCTCGGGAGATGAGTAAAAGGTTTAACGAATTGGGTAGAGTAATTACCCGTGCAATTGTACAAGATGATTGCTTGGTGTTGTATCAGATGACCTCTCCAGGTAACCGTGCATTTAACTTTCCGACCAGCAGTCGTAAGATTGGGGAATTTATGAAATGGTTGCAAACCCAAATAGATAATGGTATTCTGCAAGTAACAAACATAAACCAGGTTGGAGAAGCCCTTGATGCTGCGTGGACAAACATTTACATATATAACAGTTACAAGAGAGGAATAATGAGAGCCCGCCAAGAGCTTAAACATGCTGGGTTTAACGTACCGATGTTTGGCGATGAATTGGAATGGGACAATTACTTAACACAGCCTTTCCACACAGACAGATTAGGAATACTTTACGTCCGAACGTTTAACGATCTGAAAGGAATAACCGATGCCATGTCTTCTCAGATAAGCCGTGTACTTACACAAGGTATGGCGGATGGAGATAATCCAAGACTCATTGCTCGAAAGTTAAACGCCGTAATAAAACGAGGAGGACAAGATCTTGGTATTACAGACACAATCGGAAGATACATCCCGGCAAGAAGGCGTGCTGAAATACTCGCTCGTACGGAAATCATTCGAGCACACCACAGTGCTACAATCCAAGAGTACAGGAATTGGGGAGCAGAAGGTGTGCAATTACTCGCTGAATTCCGCACAGCAGGAGACGACCGTGTATGTGAGATATGCCAGTCGTTTCATGGTAATACGTACACACTCGATAAAGCAGAAGGAGTAATACCCGTACATCCGCAGTGTAGGTGTATGATGTTACCATTCCGCAAAGGAAAAGATAAATCAGAGAGGTGGAACGACCTTGCCGCTGTGCGAGGTGGACAATTACAAAGTATATGAAAACCTACAAGGACATACCAACAATGTCTCCACCCGTGGTGCAAGATTACTTGTACCAGTTAGGAAAGCAATGGAAAGGACATGGAATCGCTGTCGAATTAGGCAGTTGGTTAGGTGCTACTGCGGTTCCGTTGCTTACGGGATTGAAAGAGGCGGGATATAACCTGCCGTTTATCTGCTATGACCGTTGGCGGGCAAATGAGAAAGAGGTGGACAGGGCTAAGTCATACGGCTTAAACGTACACTCTGGGGATGATCTGTTGCCATTATTTAAAAGAAACGTGAAACCCGTCTATGGAAACGTTCAGTGCAGACAAGGTATGATTACGGACACAATTCCTAAATACAGAGATCGCAGGATAGAGTTTTGCATATTCGATGCTCCAAAACAGAGGCATGTGTTTAACGTATCGGTTAAGAGTCTCTTGCCGTACTGGATCCCTAAGATAACGATAGTGGGATTACTTGATTACTATATGTATGAGAAAAGAACAGGAAAGGCACGGGACCGTCTGATGGCGCCCGTGGAGTTTATTGAAAACAATAAGGATTGTTTTACCAAACTTGCCGAATGGCGTGGGCAGACGAGCGCTGTATTTTTTAGATATGAAAAAGAAATAAATTATTGATTATGGGTATGACATTAAGAATGGTTTACATGAAAGTATATAATGCAATGAGGGAGGATGGCCTATCTCATGATGAGATAGTTGAATTACTTCCTCCAAACCGCAGGAAGTTTTTGAAAAGAAAGAAATCATGTGATTTGTACGCTGTATTACTTGCAATGGCAGTCGTCCTAAGTATTTTAGGAGTGTTGTTTGGTCTGATTTCTATATTTTGGAATGCGTCATGAGTAGAGTAGAAAGAGTTACATTGGCGATTCCGTATTATGAAGCCCCGGAGATGCTGGCTTGCCAATTACAAAGGTGGAATGCGTATCCAGATTCCATTTTAGAAAAGGTTGATCTTATAATGGTGGATGATGGGTCGAGTGTGTACCCAGCGGAGCCCTTCATAAGAAATTTGTTTCCTCAGGTAAGAGAAAGAGTGCAGCTCTTTAGAATAAAAGAAAACATACCTTGGAATTATGCAGGGGCACGTAATTTGTTATTTCATGTATCCAAGCCTGGCTGGGTGTTTTCCACAGACTTGGATCATACAGTACCAAAAGAGAGTTTACAGGCATTGCTGGATTCGGACCTGGACGAGTCTTGTTATTACAGCCCCGCCAGGAATATGGTTAGGGTTGCTAATGATAAGTTTGAATATCATCCGTTCCGACGCCACGGAGATTCATTTATAATTACCAAACACTTGTTTTGGATGGAAGGGGGAGGATTTAATGAGGATTTTGCTGGATACTATGGCGGTCCTACCGGTATGTTCCGTAAACGCCTTGGTGGTAGAAAGAGAGAATTAGACAATGTGTGGCATAATCTATGGAATGAAGTTATAGAAGATTCAGAAGTTAAAGAATGGAATAAAGAGGAGTACCACGTCCGCAGAAATCCGAAGTTAAGGCGATTGAGAAAGAAGTGGAAAGATAAACCTACCGAGCATCTCAGATTCAATTGGGAGCGAGTTCTATAAACGTATAAAAACTTTTATTAAAAAACTGAAACTTTTAATTAGGTAATTGCTGGTATTGCTGCTTAATTTTACGTATAGAATTCAGAAGATGAAGAGAAATCTATACATTAGCAACCATTCTAATGCCGAATATGAGATACGGAGCTATACCCAAGACGGTAAGCAATATTTAATCCTTCCCGTTGTCATGATGCGTACCGGAGTCCATAGCGGAAGCGACGGTCCTTTGTTTCACAGTATAGACGAACTGGGAAGAGATACAGAAAGCTGGAATGGAATTCCTGTTATGATTAACCATCCGCAGTTGGACGGGAGATATGTTTCAGCAACTCAGGTCCCTGGAGAAGAGATAGGAGTTGTAATGAATACGCAAGTGGATGGAGATCGTCTTAAGGCAGAAATACATATTGACCAGCAAGCGTTAATAGCCCAGAGCCCGGAATGTTTGGAAGCAATTCTTAATCACACTCCGGTTGATGTAAGCGTAGGTGTGTTCAATGACAAAGTGGAGGAGCCAGGACAATGGAATGGAGAGGAATATTATGCTATTGCTGAAAACTACGGCCCGGATCATTTGGCACTGCTTCCTGGAGCGGAAGGTGCTTGTAATTGGACAGATGGTTGCGGAATTCGTGTTAACCAAAAAAAGGAGAACAAGATGAGCACAAAGAAAATTAACATTGCTTCTAAGAAGGAAGCATCTACAGAACAGGCGGATGGAATTATCGAAGCCAATTCCCCTCAAATCAACTCAACCCCGTGTGAACAGATGAAAGATTGTATTAAGAAAGGGCGTTTGATTGTGGAGAAACATTACGAAAGCGACTTACAGATTAACCAAGTGGGATTTGCTCAAATCCTGTCCAATCTGCAAGGACAGTTAGATGCCATGGATACAGCTTCCAGTTATTATTTTTTGGAGGAGCTGTATGAAAGTACTTTTATCTATAAGGTGTCTTATTCAGACCGAGGTAAAACGCCAGAGTATTTTCGTAGGGAGTATTCCGTCAATGACGACGGTACGATAGAGATTACAGGAGAACCGATTAAAGTCACCAAAGAAGTGACCTACAATAAATTAAATAACAATAAGAAAGGAGTAAATATGAAGGACATTGAGAAGAAAGTGGACGGGTTAATCGCCAATGAAAGAACTCGATTCACACAGGACGACAAAGAATGGTTGTCCAAACTCGACGCTACGCAGTTGGATTCTCTTGAGCCTGTAGAAATACAAGCGAACGAAGAACCGACAGAACCTGTCGAGCAAAAAACCGTTAAGGAACAACTTGCTGGTTACGAAGATGCAGAAAAAGTCATCGAAGAGTTACCAGAAGGGCTGAGAAGTACGTTCCAAACGGGTCTGCAGAAGTACAATCAGTTCCGAGAGGATTTGATTAAAAACATTCTCGCCAACACGGAAGAGGGCGTTTGGGAGGAGGATAAGTTGAAAGGAATGGACGATGACACCCTGGAAAGTCTTGCTAAAAGTGTGGCTTCTACAGATTACAGCGCAAGTCATTCAACCTTCCAAACCAATGAGAATTCAGAGCAAATGGC